CTATGGTAAGGAATGTGGATGTCAGAAAGAACCAGCAAACGCTTCGCTTTTAGTTGATAAGGTTCATAAATTGCCTCATCAGATTGTGGCAAGTTATAAGGATTCTTAGGTCTTCCATCAACCTCTTTTCTGATTGCTACTCTCTGACCTGCTTTACCTTCAATGCTTCTTAATGCCGTTCTTGCCGTTTCAATTGAATTAAAAAGCAAAGGATTATCTTGATAGATAATCCTTGCAAGTTTTAAGGTCGGCATATCCCATCCGAACCTTTCACGATAATCTGCACAAATGTTAACCTTTGTCATTTGAAATATAGATTAGATTCTGCTTCCCTTCTTCTTGTAAGACCTGCAAGAACCTTGCCACCTGCTTTGTTCCACTTTAAGAACTCTGCCTTTATGCTTTGGTCATTGTGATTAGCAATAACCTTTTTCAACAGAGTTGACTTCTGAAGATTAGCAATGCCACAATTATATGCAAAAGAAACTAATGCACCGAATTGGTTAGGGGTTATATGCGATGGCACTAATTTTACAACCTTATCAGAGAAATCATTTGCAATTATTTCAAAGAGTTGCTCTGCTTTCTCTTGAGATATTGCATTTCCTGCAACAACTGGTGTACCATCTTCAAAGAAAGTATTTCCGTACCCAATAGTCCACTTCATTGCAGAGCATTGGTATGCTTTAAGTTTACATCCTTCAAATGATTTGATTAAGTCTGCACCTTCTTTGTTCAGTTTCATATTTTAGATTTAATGTATAATGCACCCAATATCATTGCAATGATTGCAAACAACCAAATTTGCCTTCTTTTTGCTTTTCCTTTCCATTCTATTACCTCGCCTCCTAAACGTGCTGAATCTGCCTGTAATAACCTCACACGTGCATTATCTACAATGAAGGACTTAACTGTGTCATGGATGGTTACAGACTTGATTATGTCCCTTGTTTTCCAATTGGTGATATAAACAAATTCGTTTACTTTTTGTGTATCAACTTGAATATCTATGTTCACTAAAGTGTCAAACTCAACCAAGGTATCTGACTTAACAATAAAGGTAGTGTCATTCGCACACCACCCCCCAGCGATTACAACCTTTGCGACTTCCTCAAGTTTATCTTGGTCACGCAAAACCTGCTTAACTGGGTTGCATCCAACAAATAAAAGCAATAAAAGACTAATCTTTGTTTTCATCCTTCTTGAATATTTTCTCTGCTGAAGTTAAACCCAAGCAACCAAACGCAAGAGCAGACACAGAGTAAACAAGTGCTTCTGATGGTTCTGTTTCGTAGAATGAGTTATGGTACATTGTAACGCAGATGATGACTACGCAAGTAAAACCGCAAAGTCGCTTCATTGATAGTCTGCCGTTTTCTTCACAAAAGAATTGTTTCATTGTTGTTCAGTTGAGTCAATTGATGAAATGGAATCGGTAGAGGTTTTCTTTCTACCCCAAAAGTTTGTCTTTTCCTTGATGATAATGGTATCCCTAATTGTAATAGTCTTGACTATTTTTGCATCCTCTTTTAACTTAGCATTTTGCAATTTGATGCTCAATACGTTTAGCAATACTTGCTTCTCTGCTTTCTCAATCTGCTTGTCAACTTTTGGGAGGAATTTTACAATAGTGTCAATATGTTCCCTTGATTGCATAAGGATAGTATCAACCCCATCAAAAAGGATTTTCTCCTCTTTGACAGGGTTGGCACATGATGAGATAAATAGTAATACAATTAATCGTTTCATTTGATTTTTCCAAGTTCTTGAAGGACTAAGATTTTAGATGTTGTAGCCGATAGCAATGAATCAGACCTCTTTAGTTGCATACCAAGAGCATCAATCTTTGCTTCTAACTTTTCTATCTTGCTTCCTTGCCGTTCAATCTGCTCGGTGTATTGCATCTTTTGGTCAACATAAAGATAACCAATTGCAATAAGTGTAATGAACAGAAAACCTTTTACGGGGTCTTTGCTGAACTGCTCAAATGAAATCGGTAATGCACTAATTTTTTTATCCATTTTCGTTGTTCTCTTTTTGATGCTCCTCGGCAATCTTCTGATTAACCTCTTGAAGTTGCTTTTGGAGATGTTCTAAATTTGCTAAAAGATCGTAAGCTGCTGCTTTCAGTTCAATAAGTGTCATAGTATTTAATTTTTACAAATTTAGATATTATTTGTCAACCAAGGCAAAGGAAGGGACACTTCTTTTGGGTTCTTTTGGTTCTCAATCTGTCCGTCAAGTGATGCATCAATTGCTACCACATCCATTGCACTTTCTAACCATCCCTCTACAATTGACTCAGTCAGGTCAGCATAAGGGGTAAAATCTTCTGGTGAAGGAGAAGGAACGCTTTGTGCGCCATAGGTTTCTGCGAACCAGGTCTTGTCACCATCAATTTGCTCTGCTTGTCTCCTCCAATGTACTGTGAACACCACATCAGTTAGGTTGTCAGGAGTTGTTGGGTACTCGTTCATTTGCGAAATAATCCATTTGTACGTTGTCATATTTTATTTGTTTTTATTTATTAAATATTTATAAATTATGGTGCTGTTGTACTTGCTAACAAATAATAAACTGTTCCATCAATTTCTACTACTATTGACCTATCTGCTGTTGCTGCGTTTGTCAATACTTCACCGAGTTTATATGGTTTAGCAGCATATCCGGTTGGTGCTGCGGTTGTTATTGCGCCACCCTTGCTCACATTGAACATAGTTGCATTATCAACTTTAAGATTCATTAATTTTGAAGAACCACCACTTGACGTATTGTTTACGTTAAATTCAATTCCTCTTGCATTACCAGTTGTGTTCCAAGTTGTATCTAAATATAATGATGGTTGGTCTGATGCACCAGAGACTATTTGACCTGTAGCATAAAAGTTAGCAGCAACAGAACCATTCCCATCTGAAACAAAACTACCAAATGACTTTATTGAATCATTTACTTCAAGCAAATAATCGGGAGCAATCCTCCCAATCCCCACATTCCCCCCACTTGTGATGCGGAGGCGTTCTGCTACTGTTTCATTAAGCATTGTTGAAAATGATAAATAACCATCTACTGTTGAACCTGTGCTAGTCCATTGTTGCTCTTTACCAAACTTAACAGCTGGTATGTTAAATAAAAATGCATCTGCAGTTCTGCCTAACCCAAAATTGATACTAACTGCATCAGCAGTCCCCGCTTGGTTAGGGTTAGATAATAAAGCACCAACACTTGTGCCGTTGGTTGTTACTGAAGTATGTAAAATTGCACTTGGAGATGTAGTACCTATACCTACGCTACCACCTGACAATATTGTAAGTCTTGTCGTTCCAATAGCGTTTAATCCACCTCCTTCGGTAATCACAAAATTTGAGTTATTGCCAATACCAAACTGCCAATTGTAAGAATTATTTGCAGATATAAATAATGATGCAGTATTAGCTGCTTCAGTATACGATAATATATTTCCTGTCACATGAAGCTTTGCTGAAGCGGAAGTATTGCCTATACCTACGTTACCGCTTGTATTAATATACATTCTGTATAGTGATACTTGATGGTCATATATTCCAAATGCATGTGTGCCTCTATCGTTAATTGTAGAAAAGTCGCCTGTATCTGTTTTGTATCTTACGCTTACGTCTGAACTTGTAGTTGCACTACCTACAATAAATTGTGCTGCCGTTACACTACTTGAGAATGTTGCTGCTCCTGTTTTAAAAAGTCTAAATTTATATCCTACCGTTGCTCCGTCAGTAGCTGAGTTATTGTAAAATCCTAAAAAATCATCAGCACTACTTGGAGATGTAGATGAAGAATAAATAGTCCAATCACTACCTGCATAAACTCCTGAACCTTCTAATCTTAAACCTACATATCCGTTTGTACCATCTCTTAGATGTAATATTTCACTTGGCGATGTAGTAGCTATACCCACATTCCCCCCACTTGTGATGCGGAGGCGTTCTGCATAACTTCCCCCATCATTATTAGCAAAAACTAAACCTCCTGTACTACCTCCACCTTTATTATATGCTATTATTGTTTCCCCAGCTCCTCCACTTGAATTCCACCCAAAAGATATACCTTGTACATTTGCGGGATATACACCATCTGCATTACTTGAAAAATAAGAATACGTACCAAATATAGAAACTTGTAATCCTCCCGCTGGACTTGTAGTTCCCAATCCAAGTCGCCCACTCGCATCAAGCGTCATCGCTTGCGTGAAGGAGATTGCGTTTCCTGCGGTGCCTGATGGGGCGGTGTTCCATTGATGTTGCCCACTACTTTGAGCATAAAAACTGGCATAAGAACTTGTAAGGTATATGGAATTATTGCTTGAATTTGTGTAGTAATTATTGCCAACGATTGTCAAACCAAATACATCATATAGTGAAGATGCTGTACCAATTTGTAATGCCTTTTCACTACTCCTCCACGCACTCGGCACTACTCCGAGACCGAGGTTGCCGGAGGAATTGAGTGTTAAACTTGTTGCACCATTATATTTTAATTGTAAACTTGTTGAAGAATTTTGTAAAGAGTAATAGGAAACATTACCGCTATCGTAAATATACTTTATTGAACCATTTAATTGTTCGTACGCTCCACTTACAGATAAGTTTGCACTTATTTTTGCACTACCTACCACATCCAACTTAACCGATGGCGATGTCGTGCCGATGCCTAATTGTCCAGAGGCATTTAACGTCATCGCTTGGGTGAAGGAGATTGCGTTACCTGCCGTTCCGCTTGGGGCGTTATACCAACGATGTTCTCCACTTAATTGCCCATATACTGTAGCAAAACCTGTGTTAATATATTGGTCACCTGAGTTTGTATATACCGCATTGCTTCCTACAAAAGTAAATGTATTTCCAGCATAGATTGAACCACCATTTATTTGTAATGCTTTTGTTGTGTTATTCCACGCACTCGGCGTAACTCCAAGACCGAGGTTGCCACTCGCATCATTAATTAAATTACTATTCCCTAACGCACTACCACTTGTCCACTTAGGTATGTAGTTCGTTGTTCCACTACCCGTCACACCTGCATCGCTATCATTGACCCAATTAGTACCATTGTACTTTAGCACTTGACCATTGGATGGACTTGTTAATACAATAGGCATTGTAAGTAATGATCCATCACCCCTTAAAAGTTGTGATGTTGTTCCACTTGCAATATACTTTTGGAAGCGAGTATTGTTAGTTCCATTGCCTATATACAAATCAAAGGTATCTGTTGTAAATAATGGCTCACCTGCTACCGCAGTTGGTATTGTTGCAACTAAACCCCTTTTAAATCTTAATGTATTTGCCATATATCTTGTATTATCTTATTTTAATTACCAAGTTCCATAATCACCAACATCCCAAGTCCTATTCGCACTTAAGTCATAACTCACATCATTTATAGTAAGTGTGCGTGTAGTTGGGACTTTATTGTTAAATGTAGTCCAATCAGCACTACTTAACGCACCCCTATTTGTTGCTGATGCAGTTGGAAGGTTAAATGTATGTGTGTCTGTTACTGAACTAATCGCAAAGTCTGTTCCGCTTGTACCCGTTGCAAAGTATTGCGTGTTCGCAGTCAATCCATTCAATGATGCTACACCACCTGCAAATGTTGTAATGATTTCACAAAGGTTGTTATCTTCAGTATGCAAAGTGATATTCCTTCCACTTGTTATTACATATACTCTTATTGCGAGTCTATCTGTTGCAAGTAATGTAGTCTGTGGTACTGCAAGAGATGATAAATAAAGGTCAACTGTAGTGCCTCCTGTAATTGTTTCGGGATTTGTTGAACCATTAGCAATGCTTGTAAAAGTAGTTCCATTATATTTAAGCAATTCTAAATAGAAGGCAGGACTTCCTCCTGCTGATGAAACATTAAAATACATTTCAAAGTTCCACGAACCTGCTGGAATCTCTAATCTATTCGGGTCATTTGCATCCGTAATAAATTGAGCAATCAATCCATCACCTTGCAAATTCGTTCTTGTAAAATCTGTACCTGTACCAATTACAGGTGTTCTATTCATTTCGTAGTAAACGCTGCCACCTATTGTGCCTTGATTAATACTGCCATTAAGATAGTAGTTAACTGATGAACCACCACCTGCACTACTTGGTAAAGTTGCAAGTTGACCATCACCACGAATGTATTGAGAAGCCGTACCTGCACCTGTAACCGCAATCGTTCCATTGCTCGTTAGAGGTGAATTGCTGACCGCAAATGCTGAAGGCATAGAAAGACCAACCGATGTTAGTCCGGTGTCTATATCTGACCAAGATGCGGTAACTGTTCCACCATCTTGTTGATTTAAAGTAAGTGTTTTTGTA